CGAACTCGCGCAGCGCACCGCCGATCTTGACCGCATGACAGGCCAGCGCAACGCGGCACTCGACGCTCGCGAAATCACGCAGCGAACGCTCGACGGCATCGACGGCGTGTTGTCTCAGCGCACCGCCGAGCGCGACGAGGCGCGGCGGGAGGTGTGCTACGCATACGGTTCGAGAGCGGAGACGCTGGCTGCTGCCGAGCGGCGCGGCTGGGACTGCTTCAAGGAAGGAAACAAGACATGCTGAACTTCGCAGAGAGCCTGCTTCGCGCAGGCGTGGCCGTCGTGCGAATCCCCGTCGCGGTCGTGGCCGACACCATTACGCTCGGCGGCGCACTCACCGACGAGAACGAGAGTTTCACGGCGCGGGCTGCGAAAGACCTCGTCAGGAACCTTGAGGATGCGGCGTCGCCGCGAGATGAGGGGCAGCGATGACCGACGAACAACGGCAAATTCTCGATCTCGCGCTGTTCGACTTGAGTTCGGATAGTGGCGTCAGATGGAGCCGCGAATACATGGCAGAGGTCGCAGCGGCGCTGCGGGCGCTGCTTGACGAACTCGCCGCGCTCAAGGCGAAGCCCGACCCGCTCGCGGAGATGTGGGCGGCGCTTGCTGACTATCAGCCGCAAGCAGACCGAGACGGGCATGGAGAGTCGTGGCGAAGGATGTGCCACGAGCGGACAAACGCTAGCGCGTGGAACGCAGCAAACGCGGCGGCAGAAGCGTTCGCCGCTAGTGCCGCTGGGCATGCGGCTTTCGCAGTTTCGCGATCTCAGTCGAACGCGACAAAGAATTCGGTGGATGAGGCGGCGCAGTTGGCCATCGCCGCGATCCGCCGCGCGAAGGAGGTGAATCTGTGAGCGACACACCGAGAACGGACGCGGTCACGGAGCACTTCTACAACAGCGGTGTTGGTCTTCGCAGCGGGTCTTTCGTGGAAGCATGCGTCGCCCGCACACTTGAGCGCGACCTCAACGCCGAGAAGGTCGAGCGCGTCGCTCTAGCAGTCGAACTCGCGCAGCGCACCGCCGAGCGAGACGAGGCGCGGCGGGAGATATGCGTCAGGATTTCAGCGTATGCGCCATCAATGAGTGCAAAGCAAATCGCAAAGGAACGCGGCTGGGACTGCTTCAAGGAGGTGAAGCCGTGAGCGACCACGAAGTAAAGGCGGTATTCGTCGCGGCGTTCGTAGTGGGAGCGATCGCAGGAGTACTCATAGCCGTCTGTGGTGCATGTCTGTCCGCTTACGTCAGAAAGGACGAACCATGAAACTCAACCGAACGCAGCAATGGCTCCGCGAGCAGGACGAAGAAGCCGTGATCTACGACGGCCTAGACGGAGCCGTGGTTGGCATCGGCCACCGATGCGGCCAGCCACCAGTTGTAGTCTACGACTACGACCGCATCGTCAAGGTGCTGGTTGAACGCGACCTCATCACGCCAGAGGAGGCAACCGAGTGGATCGACCACAACATCATTGGCGGTTGGATTGGTGATCGCACTCCGATCGTGATGCAGCGAATGTATCGCGCTTCGCGCAAACAACGAGTGGTCAATGCAGAGATCGCCCGGCTGCGTTCCGCGCTGGAGAAGATCGCGGAGATGAAGGACGAACCGTTCTGCGCCGAATACGCGCACGATGTGCTGAGACGGAGTGTCGAGCCATGAAAAACTACAGTCTGAAAACGGTCGTAAACGCCGCAGATGCTGTGATCCCGGAGCAGAACGAACGGCACGCAAACCACGCGCTGATGCGGAACCACCGCGACATGCTGCTGGTTGGCATTGGGTGGGAAATGGCGGTTATCAAACCGTCATACCCCGAACTGGCATCTGCAATCGGATGCTCCCATAACTGCTGCATCAAATGGCTGCATGCGTGGCGCGAGATAGATTGGCGGGAACGGTACGGATGGCTTAGGCTCGTGGAAGGGAGGCTGGCGCATGAAACGAACCCCGTGGATGCCTCTGTACTGTGACGATCTGATTGCCTCGACGGTGGACATGAGCGCCGAGGAGTTCGGCGCGTACATGCGCCTTCTCTGCCATTGCTGGACGCGGGGCGCGCTTCCGATCGATGACAAGGCGATCTGCCGGATCGCAGGCTGTCGATTGCAAGTGTGGCGCACGATCTGCCCGAGGTTCTCACCATGCACCCGCGACGATGGAAGCCCGGGGCTGTCGCAGACCCGTCTTGAGAGGGAAAGGTTCAAGCGACAAAGGTTTGCGGACGAGCGCGCCGAGGCCGGCAGGAGAGGCGCGGCATCGAGATGGCATGGCTCAGCCAATGGCTCAGCCAATGGCTCTTCGATGGCATGCCACAACCACAACCAAAAGAGAACATCAAGCGTGGGTATTACACCACGCGCGCGCGAGGCTGCGCCAGCGCCCCAAGGGGCTGGCTTGCCTCTACCGAGACTGTCTGTACCTGACGAGACCGCCGAACACCAAGCCCGTCTGCGCACGATGATCGCGCAGCACCGGAAGGAGCAAGCATCGTGAACGCCATCGCACTCCCGTGGCCTCCCTACACCCTGTCGCCGAACGCGAGACCCCACTACTATACGAAGGCTCGCGCCAAGAAAGACTACCGGCAGAAGATCGCGATTCTCGGACGGGGTCACCAAACCCTCCACGATCCCGTCTGCGCCGTCCTGCCGGTTTCGCCTGTCCGGAAGGGGGTGGACATCGACAACGCCCTTGCAAGCCTAAAGCCGGCGATCGACGGGCTTACCGATGCGAAGTGGTGGTCTGATGACTCCTCGATGAGCCGGATCACCGTGGTCAATGTGACCTATTGCAAGCAGGTGAAGGAGAAGATGATGGTGTTCCTTGCCATCGATGGCGGATCGTCGGCCATGCGGCGAGAGGCGCAGCGCCGCATAGATGACGCGATCGAGATTTTTCGTTCCGCCGTCAAGCGCGGGGATGGCGCAAACGGGCTGGACGATCTGCTCCGGGGAGGCGACCAATGGACTCTCTGAGACCGACCCACGAGGAGATTGTGCAGCACGAGAACCTGCGCATGGTGGCGTGGGACATGTTCGCCGCGTCGATCCTCTCGATGAGCCTGCACCCCGGAACGACCCGGGACGCGGCCACGCCACGGACGATGGAGGAGTGCGCGCGCATGGCCGACGAGATGCTCCGGCTGCGCGACGAGCGGTTCGGTAACTGATGACAAAACAGGCCGCCAGTTGGCGGCCTGTTCGCTTGTCCCCTGAGCATTTCTTCGTTGCTGCGGGACTGTTCCTCCGTCAAACGCAACCGCCCTGATCGGATCAGGGCGGCGCGCGGGGGAAAAGATAGAACCGAGTATAGGCCGGGTCAATCGGAAGTCAAGCGGTTGTTGGTGCGAATCACCCGTTTCATCGCACGCTCGCGAGCCTCGATGAGCCGCTGCCGCTGCTCGGGGTTGGCGGTGCGGAGCGCCTTGTTGATTCCGCGAATTTCCTTGTCGGCCTGCTGCACGGCGCGTCCAATCGCGATGTTCTCCTCCGACACTCCGCGCTCAGCGATTCCGGAGCGGATGTCTGCATCGACCCGGGGATCGCGCAGCGCCTCCATCCGGTTCACATCGGGCAGCGTGCGCGATGCGATCGCGTTGAACCGCTCCGAGAGCGCACGGGTGTCGCTGCGAGCGTCACCGACGAACGAACGCACCATCGGGATGTCCGACATGTCGATCGGTTCGGCGCTGTACGCCATCTTGGCGAGCCGATCGACCGTGCGTCCAGCACCCGAGAGGTAGTAGCCGACGAGGTACTGCATCGTGTTCGGCGACATGTGGATTATGCCGGGTTCGAACATGTCTCCACCCGTCGAGTCGTTGAGGATTCTCGCGGTGTCGGTGTAGAACTCGGGCGTGCCTGAGAAGTACGAATAGGCATCGGCCTTCTCCTGCCGGCCGATCGCGCTCGGGTAGATCGGCCTGCCCATGAAGTTCTGATTGAGTCCGAGTTCCGCGATCGGACGCGCCATCGTCGGCGTGAACGCCGCGAGGACATTGCCGACACCGGACTTGATGCCCGATCCACCGAACGGATTGAAGGAGTTGAGCGCGTCCGTCACGATGCCTGCCACCGCATCGCCTGCGGTCTTCTTGCCGAAGGCCGCATCGACCATGCGGACTCCTGCGCTGAAGAAGGTCGAGTACCCGTATGGAAGCGGAATCTTGATGTGCTTTCCGCTTCCGAACGGATCGAACAGGACAATGTTGGCCGCCTTCTCCCAATCGGGCAGAGCGTCCCACAGCGATTCCTCGGTCTCATCGTCCTCTCCCGACATCGCGCGTCCAAGCATGGCCGTCACCGCGCCGAACGTCACGAGCGCCGGCGCAAACGCCGCCGCGCGCCTAATTGCCCTCGCCACATTGACGCTGCCTTGAAGGCTTGCGTTGAGGAACATGTAGTAGGTGTTGAGTCCAGCCTTGCGGCGGCCGCCCTTTGCGAAGTCCACGGTGATGTCGCGAGCCGCAAGCGCAGCCTGCTCTCGTGACGCTCCTGCGTACCTCCGCTGCTCGTACTGCGCGACACGGGTCGCCGTCTCTGCGGCCGTAAAGAACGCCGGATACCAACCGAGAAGCGCGCGAGCGAGCGAGCGGTCGTTCGGGTCTCGGCGCTGTACGCGCTCAGCGAGCGCATCGAAGTCGGTGTTCTTTGTGTCGAGGTCGTTTGGCCGCCAGTACAACTGGTCGCCGCCGGCCTCGACAAAGTCGCGGTACGACCCGGTCGGGTTCGTCGGGTCTCGCCAAGCGTCCATGAACACGCGCATGAACGAGCGCGGGTAGCGCCGGAGCATCTGCCCGGTGTCCCGCAACCCGTGCGCGGCCGCGTTGTTGATTGTTCCCGCGCCGATGTCCCGCACGAGGTTGACCGGGGCGAAGGTCGGGTTGCCCATGCCCGTTGTGACGAACCGCCAAGCGTTGTTGGCGTGCCGCAGACCCCGCTCCAGCGCGTTCAACTGCACATTCGGAGCGTTCATGGCCGTGGCAAGCAGCGGGTTGTTGAGGCGGATAACTACGAGGTCGCCGGGTTCGAACTGGTGGCCGTTGATCTCGACGGGGGCGTTCACGTACACGCCGAAGTTCCGAGGATCGTTCATCCAGTTGGCATCGTAAATCGCGCGCACCTCGCGACGAGCCGGCCGGCCGGGCGCTGCCGGGACATTGACGAGCGCGTTTGTGGTCGGGTTTGGAGTGATTACGGTCGCCATCCCGGGGTCGTTGACCGCAAGTACGAGCCGCAGGAACCGCTGACCGATCTCGTTGCGCGCAACGCGGCGCATCGTGTCCTCGTGGATAAAACCGACCTGCGAGGTCACGCCTTCGGCTTGGCTTTGACGGCCGAGCCGCTGGGGCATGCCGCGACCCTGAGTGGACATGCCGCGACCGAACACCTCGCCCGAGTCGTAGTCCTCAAAGAGTTCGTCGAACGGACGCGCTGGCGCTCCTCGCAGCGGCACATAGTGGGTGTACCGGTTTGTGAGGATGTTGTAGGTCTCCTGCGTGACAAGGCCAGCGTCACGGCGCTGAGCGAGTCCGGCGCGCAGCAGTTCGCGCCACTCCTCCGCGATGCGGTTCATGTCTCCGTACCGGCCGGCCGCCTGAGCGCGAGCGATCACCTGCTGCGCATCGGCGGTGAACATGCCCGTGCCGCCGTCAGGGAACCGGGGATTGATACCAGCGATGTAGGCGTTGCCGCCGTTGATCGCGTGCTGCGCGGTGAGGAACTCGTCCATGTCCGCCAGCGAGATGTTGTTTTCGGCCATGTCCCGGAGCATGTCGGCGTACACGCGGTTCGCGTTCTGCTGCATCGATCCAAGACGGCCGACAAGCGTGCGCGCGCCAAGGTACGGGTTCGCGATGTCGGGAAGGTTTCCGCCCAGCGCGCGCTCGGCGATCTCGCCGTACCTGCGAAGCGGGTCGAACTTGTCGATGAACTCAAGCGTGGCGCGGTCGGAAATGCCGGGGAGACCCTCGCGCATCGACATGCGGGTCTCGGAACCGTCTTCGAACACCATCGGGTTCAACTTGACGATCGCCGGGGACTCAAGCCTGATCGACGCGCGGATGTCGGGATCGATGATGCGGAAGCCGACATCGTCAACGCTCGCGCTCTTGACCTGACCCGTGTTCCACACGATCGCGCTCGGGGCAGAGCCAAGAATCTCTTTTTCCTTGGCGTACTTCTCTTTCTCGCTTGCCTTGGAATTTGACAGCAACCACTTCATCGCCAATGACGTGCGTTTGTCCCATGCGATTCGATGCTCGCGCTGCGCATCGGTCTCGATGCGACCCCACTTCTCCTCCCGGCTGAACTGGGACAAATCCTTACCCTCGATCCAGTTCTGATACACGACCGACTCAATGCCTTGATCGCGGAAGTACTCCTTGAGCCACCGGTTTGCTGACATGCGGATGTGGTCATCAATTTTGACGATGTCAAGGACTCCCTTGTCGTTTTTCCACGACCAGTTCTTCGCCGCATCGACCATGTTGTCGATGTTTAGGCTTGAGAACGCAGTACCCTGCGGGATTCCGTGTTCCGCAATGATCTCGCGGTACATCTCCATCATCATGTCATCGCGCTGACCCGGATCGATCAGTTCCATCCTCATCATCGCGTTGATGATCAGTTCCGGCTCCCACGATACCTGATCGGGAATTTCAATGTGCTTCGACGCGCGAGCGTAGAGCGGGAACATCACCGGCTGGTGCGCCTTATACACCGCTTCGTTTCGTGCGCGCGCTCCCGCATCCTGTGCCAACCCGATGTTTCTAACAAGCCGACGCTGTTCCTCCAGCGCGCGCTCAAAGAAAGTTGACGCTTGGTCGAATGTTCCGATGTGCAGGCCGAACTGGTTCGGCGAGATGTCGTAGTTCGGAACCGTCCATTGCCTCCCTCCAGCGTGAAACCACAGGTCGTTGGTCGTGAGGCCGTTCAGCGTGTTGTTGGTCGCGAAGTACCGGGTGTATCGAGGAACGCTCGGCCGTGGGAACGCCCGTGCGACCATGCGCTGGTACAGCCCGAACGCCTGCTCGTGGTCGGTAGCGGCGATGTTTTGCCGAGCGAACTCCATCGACAGCGGATTGTTCGGATCGACACCGGTCACGGCGTTGATGGCCGGATCGTCGGTGAACGACTTGTGCAGCGCATCCGTGAACGACATCACGGCATCGATGTCGCTCATGTCGCGCATGCTGGCGCGAACGCCGGTGCTTTCGGCGATCGTGGCGATCTGCGCCTGCGCCTTGCCTCCGAACATCGCATCGTCGAACCACGGAGCGGTTCGGTCATCTCCCGTAATGGAATCTTTCGTGACGAGGAACTTCGGCTTCTTGCCTGCGGCCTTGTTCCAGTTGACCGAAGCCCAATCGAACTTCGTCACCTTCGTGATGAAGTCCGTGAACTGCTTTGGCGTGAACTTGTACTTGACACCGTTCGCGGTGTATAGGTACTGCGGGACGGTCTCGTCGCCCTCAACGACATATCCGTACTGCGCGCCGTAGGCGTAGGTGTCGTACCGACCCTCCTTCGCGTTTACGCCGACGATCGTCTCCGACCGTTTGGAGACCATGTCGATCATGCCGTCGAGCGTGCCGTGGCTCGCGTCCTGCGCGCTCGCGCCCGTCCAGTTGAGCCAATGCTCAGCGCCGTGATTCGCGTGCTTCTTGAGGTCGGGGCGCTTCTTCACGATTTCGCTGAACACGGCGTTCGGATCGATCGCCCGTTCGACCGCCTCGTACAGCGCAAGACCGCGCGCGCCGTTGAACAGGTTTGCAAGTCCGCCAGCCTTTACCGGAACGACATCAATGTACGACTCGTCCTTTGGATCGAGGTATCCGGTCTTGAGGAGCCGCGCGATGAAGTCCCTCCGCGCATCGTCGGTGGTCGGCAACGCTTCGAACCGCTGCACCAGCGGCGCAAGTTCCGCGACCTTCTCCTCCTTGATCGACTTGAAGTTGCGCTTTGCGGTCTTCTCGGCCTTCTTTAGCGCATCCTCGTAGGCGGTCTTGTAGCCCTGCGGCGTTGCGGACGCAGGCTTGAGGTTCAGCGGAATCTCAAAGTCGGCCTTCGGTTCGCCGTATGCGAAGACGCGGTATCCGATGGTGAAGCCGTCATATGCGTTCGGGTACTTCCCGTCACGGTTGTAGTGGTCGCCAACCCGGACGCGGTCGTACACGCTGACATCGGTCTTTCCGGCGACAAGGCATCCGAACGAAACGACCTTGTTGTCGATGCCGAGCGACTCGCCGATGCTTGCGAAGGTGCGGCGCACCTGCTTGCCCGTTGTGTTCGGATTGGCGAGAGCGCCGTGGAAGTGCATCAGTCCGGTCGTGGTCTTGTCGCCGATGGTGACGCGCTTGCCGATGTTCGCGAGGAAGTTCCTGCCGAATGCGTTCGCGTTGTGCTTCGCGGAAGACCCGGGCGTGCCAATTACGACGATCGAATTGCCCTTGTCATCGGTAGTCGGACGGTTGTTCTCGTCGGTCTTCGCGTATGCGAGCGAATTGAACATCTCGTTGATGAACGAAACCCATCGGGCGGTGTCGGTCTTCTTGTTCCAGTTGCCGTTGACTGCGATATCGACGAAATCGCCGTATGTGACACCTTTCTTCGACTTGAAGTTCACGATGTCGAGGAACAGGCTCTCTTGGATGTACGGCGAAACTCCTTTCGAAAGGAATCCCCACATCGCGAGCGCGACCGTGTGCTTCGGCTGCACGGCTCCCGATGCGTACAGCGCGCGGAGGCGCTGCGCCATCTCCATCCCGTGGATCGCGTCGTTGATCATGCTGTGCGTGAGACGGCCGCCGTCCTCGCGCAGCGACATGTCCTTGCGCATGCCGGCGAAGTTGTCCTTGACCCTGTTCAGCAGATGCACCGGAACGATCGGAATCGTCCGCTCTCCGAACAGATCGGCAAGGAACCTTTTGTACGCATCCTCGGATTCGAACGGCGCTGGGTGTCGCGCAAGCAGCGCATCGACTTCGCGGAACGACGATTCCGCGTTGGCGGATGTGGTGGACGCGGGAACCTTCGGCTCCGCGACGATGCCCTGCATGCTTCCGTCAAATGTGGTCAGGAGCCGGGGATCAAGTCCGTGCCTGCGCTGCCGTTCTCGCTTGGCAAGTTCGGCGAGGAGGGCATCTCCGAGGGCTTTGCCGTTGGCTCCGCCGACCTGCTTTGTCCACCCACGGACATCGATGTCGAACCCTTCGTCGCGGAGGACTTCTGCGATGCTGGCCGCAGGCTGCACCCATGAATTGAACTCGCCCACCACGGGTTGTCCGACACCGGAACCTGTTGTTCCGCGCAGATTCGTCTGAACTGCTCCCAAGACATCGCGATCTCCAATCTTCGTGTAGGTGCTGCGGATGGTCGTGGTGTCCACGAGCATGCCGTGCCGCTTCGCCACATCTGTCGCACGCTTGACAAATTCCTCGCGGCTTACGGGGTTTCCCTCGTAGTCGCTCCACACCGACCACACGCCTCGATTGCTCTCGTGCGTAGTCGCTCCGTTGAGCATAGAACCCGCATCGCCGAGAAGCGAGCGAAGAGCCGAATCTTCCATCGGCTTCGTGTCCTGCGAAAACAGCATGACCGCCAAGCCCTGCTCGGCGACATCGGTCTTCGGCGTGGCCGGACTCGTGGTGATGACCGCTTCCTGTAGCAGCAGCGATCCAAGAAGGTGGCCGACATCGACGCTCTGCTCGTGGGTCAGTCCGGGAATCTCGATGCGCATCGCCTCTTCGGTTCGGCCGGCGTAGTTGCCGAGAACCTCGCTGATCGCGTTGCGCAACCCGACCTTGTTCGTGATATTCGGAGCGATGCGGGAGATGAGTTCGTTCAACTGAACCGCAAAACTGTCGGTCGCGATGAGGGCGCGGATTCGTTCGTTTGACCGGCGGTACGCCATCTCCTGCGAGAATCCCGGCTCCTTGCGGATGCGGGACACGATGATGTTCTCCGACACGAACGGCTGCGCGGTAGGTTCGGCGCTGATGCTGATCTTCGTAGCGCCTGAGATCGTGCGCCGTGCTTCTTCCGCGTTCTTCATCGCGACTCGCGCCGCTGCGCGATCTTGAGCAGCCTTGGCCTTCTTGGCGCGATTTGCTTCCTCCTGCTCGGGTGTCACGACCTTCGGCGCGCGCGCCTTCTTGGCCGGCTGCTCTGCGGCCGAGTACATGATGCGCTGGTCTGCGGTCGGGTTCTCGTTGAAGTAGCCCTTGACCTGATTCGGTTCCCATGCAACCCAGTAGTCTCCTCGCGAACGATCCATGATGTCGTAACCGCGCGGAGCCTTCACATGAACGCCGTCATATCCAGCGGCACGAAGCGCCTGATTCAATGCTGTGTCGATTGAATTGTCTTTGTCGAGAGCGAAGTCGTTGAAATTCCTGCCCAGCGTGTCGAGCGCCTTTGCAACGAACTGCTCTCCCCGTCCTGCATCGACAACCAGCGGGTTCTTTATGTTCGTCACTACGGGAACGACTTGCGAACCTTCGGATTCTCCAGCGAACCGATTTGCCTCGTCGGTCTCGGTGGCGAGGTAGATGCCCGGGCCGTAAGCGCCTCTAGTTGACGGGGTGAAACTTTCGAACGGCTTCTTGGTTCCGTGAGTGAGAGCGAGCAAACTGCCCGTGTCATCAACCGCAACAGCGCCACGGCTCCACACGCGCATCGTCGGCGACATCTCTGCGAGAGAGATCGGACGCAGCGATGCGCGCGCCTGCTGCGGAGCCTCGTACAGCCCAAGGAACTCGGGCGGCGTGAGAACGGGCTTTTGATCCGCGTATCCCTCGCCGTTCTTGAGACGCTCCATCCACGGCGCGTAGCGCGGATCGTCCTGACCCCACACCGTTCCGTCCGAGTTACGCCGGTTCGGCCCGAAGTTCACCCACGAGTTCTGAGTGCGCGTCTCGGTCGCCATCGCCTGCCGAGCCATCGGCGAGTACATCACGGCGTGGCTGCGGTACGCATTCTCCTCTCCGCGCGGCCCGAACTGGAACCCCTCCGCGCCATGACCCATGATGTCGTGAACGGCGCGGAACAGATCGTTGTAGGTCTGACGGTACGGGTTGCCCTCGCTGTCGAGAACCTCGATGCCGGTGTCCTCCAGCAGGGGGTTCCGCCGGAGAGCCTCTTGGTACGCCTCGGGATTCGAACCGAACGAGTTGACCTCGGCGGCGTTGTTCGTCTTGTAGTAGAACAGCCGCTTGTTCTCGCGCAGGTCTTCGATCATGTCCGCGCTGTCGGCGTAGGGCTGACCCTTGCCTGCCCACGGAACCATTTCGAATCCGCGCTCGCGCAAGAACTCGTACTGGTCGAGCGTCTCCTTGCCGAACTGGCGGTACGCCGACAGCATCTCGGGATCGTCGTAGTTGACCTTCGCCGATTCGAACCAATCGGCAAGGCGGTACGCGAAGTCGGGATCGACTTCGGCGTAGGTGTCCTCGATCCGCTGCTCAGGCTCGATGCCTGCGGCGGACATGAACTCGTTCCGCGCGGATCGGACATCGTCGTTGGCCTCGCGCCGGCCGGGACGCTCCCGGAGCGACCCGCGCACTTCCTCGTCCGCGTCCTGCATCAGGGTGCGCGCGCGCTCGATGCGCGCGACCGTACCCGGCTGGACGGGCGCTGTCGGGCGCTCGCCGCGCATGATCGCCATCGCGCCCTGCACGCTGCGCTGGCGGATCGCGGCGGCTTCCAAGTCGGGCGGGGCGGCCTCGACGGCTCCCGCAGGCTCGGCGGCCGGGGCAGGCACGACATCCCGCATCGCGGCCGGGATTTGCCGCGTGCTGGGAGGCTGCAACTGGGGCCGGCTTCCCCGGCTGCCCGGGGCCAACTGTGCGGTGGTCTGCGTCAGCGCCGGAACAATCTGCGTCAGCATCCCGACCGCATCGGCCAGCATCGCGGCGCGCTGCTCGGGCGGCGCGGCCTGAGCCGCCTGCACGGCGGCCATCGCCGCCTGCAACTTCTCATCGTCGCCGCCGATCGTCGTGCCGCCGGTAGGTTCCGGCATGCGCATAGAGGGGGCCACGGTGGGCGCAGGAGCGCCTCCCCCCCCGGGCGAGGCAGGCGGGGGCGCTGGGGCGGGGGCAGGAACGGAAGCCGCCGGCGGGGCTGCTGCGGCCGGCGTTGAGGCCGGCGCAGCGCCGGCTTGGGGCGACCCTGCGAGCGCGGCGCGCGCCTGACGGCGGCGCTCGGCCTTCTCCAAGTCCTGACGGACGGCGTTCGACACCGTGTCGCTGAACTTGCGATGAACCTTGACCTCTTCCTCGCGCACGCCGTCCAGCCGCTGCCGGAGTTCGAAGAGCGCCTGCTGCGCCTCCGCGCCGACGAAGCCGTTCTTGACGAGCGCGTTCGCCATCCACCGCGAGAAAGACCGGAACGACCGCTCCTGCGCGTCCCGGTAGATGCCATCCCACTCGGCGGCCATCGTCATCGTCTGACCCATCGCCCGGTTCGCGGTCGTGGTCACGCTCTCCTCGGAGAACTGCCGGACATCGGCAAGCGCAGAACCCGGGGTTCCTACCGGAGCGCCCTTGGCATTGACACGGCTCTCGGAGACCATCTGCTGCTGCTCGGCCGTGGCCGTTCCCTGATGCACGGCATACGCCGCCTCGTGCAGGCCACGAAAGTACGCGATGACCTGAGCGTCCGACATCGTGGACAGTTTTCCACCGTACATGGCGCGCATGTACTGCGCGCCGCCGCGCATCGCGTAGACCGGGTCGAGTTGCAGCAACTTGGCGAAGTACTGAGCGCCGGAGCGCGAACGCGAGAGAATCCGATGCCGCATCTCGTGCAGCGCCACGACGAATGCGGAGCGCGAGTTCATCGCCGTTCCGTTGTCCCTGACGAGGAACACGCCGTCAGGCGATGCCTGCGCAAGGTACGCGCCGTCGAGACGGATCGGCTTCTCGACCTTCTTGACCGAACCGTCCTTCTGCTTGATCACGAACATGACCTTGCCGTCAAGGATCGTCGCGTTGGCGGTGGTGGTTCGCGATAGATTGCGCTCGCCTTCCGACAACTGGTCTTCATTGACCTTGGTCAGAACCGTGGTCACCGTCACATCGCCATTCGTCGCATCGCCGATCTCGTCGGCAGTCAGGTATGGCGATGTGAACGGGTCTGATGCCTTGGCGCGCTTCTTGTTCTTGCTTCCCTTTGCGGCCTTGTCGATGTCGAGACGCAGAGCCTTGACACCACGGTTGGTCTGCTTGGCGGGAGCCGGCTTGTCGGTTCGACGAGTGATGCCGAGTTGCACGGCATCCGCGTCCTGCTGACGGGACAGCGCGTCCATCAACCCCGAGTAGGTCTGCTGCGTCTCGTGGTTCACGACATCCATCGTGAGACCGTTCTGCTGCGCCATCGTTCCAACCGATGGAGCAGCGGAGAACATCTGCGCCGGGTCTGAGTACGGCATGACATCGACGATGCGACCCGCGCTGTCCCGGAGGACGATCGCGCCCATCATCTGATTGCCATCGTTCGACACCGGGCTTCCGGTCAGCGCGGAGAAGTTCCCCGTATTGACCATCGCCTTCACAGCATCGACCGTTCCGGTCGCCACGAACACATTCTTCCCGTTCACCGTTCCGACAGGCTTCGTCGAGATGCCAAGCGCGACCATCCGCTCCTTGACCTCCGGCGTGATGGTTGTGTCCATGTCGGCGGGATCGACGAACATGGCAGCCCGGTTGCCGGCATCCATCTGCTCGACATGGTGCGCTGCCATCGCGCTGCTGCGCGTTGTAGGGACATTCCTGCGGAACCGCTCTTCTGCGATCGCTCTCTTACCTTCCGGAGGATTTGCAGCCTGACCGACACGCTGCGCGGCATCCTGTTCCTGAGCCTGCACCAAGGTCTCGGTTACGAACTCGGTTCCCTTCGCGACTTCCTTGCGCGCCTTGCGCTGCGCGGATCGCTCGCGGAAAGCGGACGGGCTTGCGACAGACGATCCGCCCGACATTAGGCCGCCGGCGTATGCGCCGACTTTGAACGACTGCCAAGTGTTCTCGCTGAAGAAGTCGCGATCGGTGTTGAAGTACTCGGGGTTGTCGTTCCACAGGTTTATCTGTTGTGTAATTACATCTTGAACTTCCATACCGGCGTGCGGGACAACTTCTTCCAAGCCTTCTGTGACTGCTCCTACCGCTACCCCACCGCCGTACTTCTTCAACGCGCCGAGAGCGCCACGACTGCGAAGCATGCTCTTCTGCAACTCGACAAGTCCTTGTCCGATCCGAGAAGCGCCCATTTGCCCAATACGCTTGCCGCTGAAGAACTTCAAAGCGCCTACCTGCACGGTGTCGCCGACAAACTCAGAACCGACCTCAAAGACCATGCCAGTTCCGCCCCACGCTTCAAACTCGCCGGTGGACGGCAGCGGAGGAGGAGACACTCCGAGCATCTCTGCCATCCGCACCTGCTCCTTCCAAAGTTCGTACCGCGCCGACTTCGCGTCTGCGTACCCCGAGAACGCGAACGGAAGCATTGCTACGGCGCGCGCGGCCTTGTTCGGAGCCAGCATGGAGGGCGCGGACATCGGGAGCGACCCGAGTGCCGATCCGATGTTTTCGGATTCCTCAACGAATGTTGCGCCGAATTCCCCTCCGGGCGCTCCGTAACGCTCGCTCTTCAGAACAGGTTGTCCGGGAGGGCCAGCAAGTTCCTCGGCATACTGTTCAAATCCAGTTGCCACCGTGTCTCCGACATCTCCGCTTCCGAACATCTCCGAGAACTTGAGCGACAGCATGAGGCGCGTAGCCTCTGCACCTTCGCGGCGGTTCAACTCGATCTTGTTGAGTTGCGCGATCCGCTCCTGCACGGTCGGAGCCTCGTCACGCCACTTGATGCCGTCCCACCCGTATTCTTCCCACGTATTGACCGCGCCGGCCCACGCAGTTCCGACAGCACCTTCAAGTGCGGTCAGAAACCCTCCGGCCGTTCCCTCGGCCATCGCCTTGGGAAGCGTCCGCTTTTTCGCGCTCCACTCGTCGTAGGTGACGGGTGTCATTCCCTTGACGAACTGATCCGCCACGAGTTGGGAATACGAATCGAGTTCATCGTCGATGGTGTACGGCTTGCCGCGCTCGTCGGGTTCCGCTTCGTCGCCTGCGATCGACACGCCCGGGATGCCGCGCTTCATCAGACCCTCAAGCGCCTTGTACCGTGCGGCACTCCATGCCTTGTCTTCTGCCCCGTCGAGCGCCGCCTGCATCGCGGCGGCAGCATCGTCGCTCTGCAAGTTGATGCCCTGCGACACAATGCGCTCTCGCGCCTTCGCGGCGGCACGGGTGCGGATGGCCTCAATTTGAGTCTGTGGGTTCAACTGGGTCATTAGCCAACATCCACGGTGATGTCAAGTTCTTCGTCGGTCGCCTTGCCCTGATCAGCCTTGCCGGACTGCGGGGCGTTCGGGTTGTACATCACGCGGTTGTTCATCACGGCCTGATTGATGAACAGGTCAATGACGCGAGAATCGGAGCGATCCCACTTGAGCGCCTTCGATGCCCATTCGTCCAGCCGCATTATGTACTCGCGGAACCGCGCAACCTCGTTCGTATCGGCGGGACGGCCGGGAACGAAGTTGGATGACACCGGAGTGTCCATCCACTCCACCGATGACGGCCACAGGTCTCCGCTGTACGAGGCGAGATGCCTGAGCAGGTCGAAACGGGAGAGTTCTCCCGTGTCTCCGCCATCGGCCATAAGCATCAGGTCGAACGCGCCGACAGGCTTGCCTCCCACGGACGGATCGGACTTCATCCCGGTCGGAGGGAACAGAGCATTGAGGTTGCTCAGCGCGTAGGCGGTCTTCTGCTTCTTCTTGTCCTTCGGGTCTGCCGACAGTTGCTCGATGCGCTTCCGGATCGGCGATGTCGTTCGAACCACGGGCTTGCCGTTGTTGTCGTACATCGGGAACTGCTTCCCGTTGATCGTCTCCGTGACCGGATCATCGATTGGGCTATCGAGTCGCTGCCGTTCGGTAACAACGGCCGTGTCTTGAATCATCGTCGAGAGTTTGCCGATTTGCGTCCGTCCGTTGTCCTTGGACATGCTCACGAGCAACTGCTGCGTCTCATTTAGCGCGACCTCGGGGTTGATGTCCGCGATCGTGAGGAGCAGTTCCCCCAGTTGCGGAGGCACGCTCGGAGCGGAGGCGAGGATGCGGTTGATGCCGTCCTTGGCCTTGCGGCGCTGGAACTCAAACTCCATGCGCGCCTTGATCTCGCCGCGCGTCCTGTTGCGCTGCGTGAGCAGAGCCATCCATTGCTCGTGCCGGATCGGAACATTCGCGCCGTTGATGGTGATCGACGGCGTTCCGTCTTCGAAGAACCCGAGGTCAAATGTCTCCATGCCGAGAGGATCGCCGTCAGAGATTCCGCTTATGGTCAGGCTGAAGTCGTTGACCTCGCTCGCGCGTCCGCGAAGCGCGCGCTCGTCTGCGATTCCCGGCTCGGGTGGCGGCGGCGCTTCGAACTCGTCTTCCTGCGGCATGTAAGAGCCGCCGGCGACCATCTCGGGCGACACAGGTTCTGCCGTCTCCATCGGATCAATAGGCATAGTTGCGTCCTCCCTCGCCGAACAGCGGAGTGTCCTGATCGGTGTCCTCGACGGCCTTCACCATGCGTCCATCGGCGGTGCGCATCACGCCGCGAGACCGCTTGGTGGGCTTGTCCTGCGGCATCGAGTAGTCCTTGCCGCGCTGGAGTCCGCGCCGCTCGTATTCCGGGGCTGACTCGTATGGGTCGATAGGCGCTGATCCCGGAATCTTTGGGACGCTGCCGCCGACGATGCGCATAAAGTCCTGCATGAACTGGCGGTTGACCGCCGTCTCGCGCGACTCGGGTTGTTGCGTCCGAAGACCACGGGATATTCCGACAACCGCCATCCGTTCCCGGCGCGCCTTCTCCTCGGCTTCCTGCCTGCGCTGCCGCTCGATCATCAACTCGGTGTCGATGTCGCCCATCTTCTTGCGGTTCTCAAGCGCGCGCTTGTCCTCGCGGATCGCGGCCTCCTCCGCACGGCGCTCGGCATCGAGTTTCTCCTTGCGGATCGACTCAAGATCGTCGAGACGCTCCTTACGGTCGCGATCTTGGCCTTCGAACGCCATCTCAGCGCCGATCGTCGCCTCAAGCGCAGCGCCGCCGGCCGCCAGCGGGTTGTTCGGATCGTGCGACTGAAAGCCGCGACCGATTCCGAGTCCGATCGCTCGCATCCGGTTTTGCGTGAAGAATGGTTCTCGTTGCTTCGCCATGCCCAGCCTTTCGTTATGCCCAAGTGCCGCCGCCGCTCATGTTGTACTGAGGGCTTCCCGGATTTCCGTAGTTTGATGGCGGTGGGCCGACTCCCGAGTATGTGCCTCCGGCGGTCGCCGCGCCCATCCCGGCAGAACCAAGCGCGCCAGCAGCAGGTGACATCATGCCAGCAAGACCAGCGCCGAACATCGCTCCGCCGAACGAACCCATCGCGGAACCGAACGCGCTGGTCATGGCCCCAGCGAGGTTCGCGGCCTGACCTTGGTTTTGGAACCCGATGTTGTAGCCCTGCTGGATCAGGTTCATCCTGTTTGTCAAGGCTCCCTGCTGCATGTTCGCGATGTTGCCGCTGTAAGTTTGGTAGATGTTGGACAGATTCGTCGCCATCGACTGCTGAATTCCAGACAGGCCTTGACCCATTTGTGCCGACAGCGTCGATAGACCTTGAGCGCGAGAGGCTTCCAGCGAAGACAACTGGCCGGCGTACTGCTCGCGGATCATGCCTTCCTGCAACGCGCCGCGAGAGCCTATCCCCTCGACGCGCTGCGATCCGAAAGAGGTCTGACCGAGGCCGGTGAATGCGTTGCGAGAGGTCGCCGCCGCCTGCTGCCGCCGCGTCTCCTGCCGTGTCGCCTCGATGCTCGACTCGCGTCCGATGCGCATCTCGCCAAGCGCGCGATCCATGCCTTCGCCGTACTGCTGCCTTGCCTGATCGAAGTACTGCGAAAACGACTGCTCCGCGCGCCGCATCTCCGACCGGTACAAGTCCATGTTCGCGGTGCGTTCTCGCGTGTATTGGTCGAGGATCGGCTCAAACATGCCCTGATACTCGGTGGAAAGTTCCCTGTATTCTTTCTTCGCCTGCTGTGCCAAGGCATTGAGCGCCCGCCGTCTCGATCGAGCGCCGAATCCGCCGAGGATTCCTCCTCCAGCCAGCAGGCCACCACCAAGAAGCGCCATTGACAATGGTTCCATTACACGCCTCCTCTGCTCTTTCCGACCTGCGACACCACCACGGACATCCGCTCGACCGACCACGGCTTTCCGTCCGAGGCAACGGTAATGTAGATCGCCTCCGAGCGAATGCGGCACTTCTTCGCGGTGTTTCGTCCCGGAACGAGCGATCCAATCTCGGTGACGCTCGCCTCGGGGAATGACGCTCCCGACACCAAAGCGTTGTCGCGGATGTCCGGGGCGACCGGGTCTTGGGTAACGGTGATCATCGCGCCGTCAGGAGACCCCTCATCGGGCGTGATCTGCTCGTACTCGATTTGGTATACGTTCGGCCCTGTCGAGATCACGCGCTCGATCACCCAGCACGGAGCCACCGAGGCGGCGACATCCCACCGGATGATCCAATCGCCCGGGCCGTTGTACACGCGGTTGATGCCGGCCACGAATGGATCGGCCTGCGTGTACTGTCCGAACGGCCTAGCCGCGAATCGCCCATCGACGAAGTCGGGACTTGGAGGGGTAGCCCCGGGGTCTCCCCCGTCATACAGCGGCGCAGAACCCGTGGCTGCGGCGTTCCCCCCGTCGATCACAAGCGGATTGAGGTTGATCACGAACAGGGAGTCGGTCTGAACGCCAAGCGCGCTCTGCGCCGTGTCACCGGTGGAGACCGACACGATCGGGGCTTCGCTCCGGTCGGTGAAGTTCGACGGAACCTCGTACTTGTCATCGGCAAGGTCGATGCGCACCTCGCTGAGCATCGCGCGGTACGGCAACTGACCGATGATCGGGCCGAAGGTCAGGCTGCTCCTTACGAACTGCCGACGCTGATCCTCGTCGGTCATCTCCTCATTCCACCCATCGACACCGATCGGATACGAGCGGTCGATGATGCTGATGGACTTTGCCCCACCGAGGAACAGCCGTCCGGAATCGGTTCGCGATGTGCCGACAAAGCATGCGGAGGTCGGGGCGTAGATGTTCGGGTCTGCGAACCGCTGCGGCCAAAACGAATCGGTCTTGAGGTCGTAGAACAGGTGCAGGCTAGCGTTCTCCACGCCGTTCACGGCCAGCAGAATCCACACGCCTTCCCGGTCGGGGTCGTAGCACAAGCACGGAAACACATTTCCGGCATCGATACCACCTAACAGAGACGAGACCGCTTCGCCAACATCAATTGGTTTTGCTGTTGATTCAGAGGTCAGTCCGCCTTCGGTTGTCTGAGTCTTTGTGTCAGCGCCGGCCCCGCTTCCGCCTTCCGTGGTAATCGCGCGGAGCGTTCCGCCTGCGAGCGGACTTGTCCCGCCGATCGCGGGAGTTCCGAAGTCGAGCCGGAGGAAGAACGAGTCCAGCCGTCCTGCGCTCACGCGATTGGCACGGTTGAAGTTGAAGTCGTTGGCGTTGATGAAGTACAGCCCATCGCTCGCAAGGATGAACGACCCCTTCTCCTGCGATTGGCAGAACGCTCGCTGCCCCGTGATTCCAATCGACTTGGTCAGGCTGACAATCTGCGCGTTGGGATCGAACTCGGGATCGCTGGTCAGAAACGAGAACGAGTTCGTGCATGCGAACATCAGGCCGGTCTGCGCGAATGGGAAGATCGCGACGATGGGGTCGCCCAGCGTTCCATAGACATCGGTGATTGCGCCACCGATTCCCGAGACAGCACCGATGAAGTCAGTACCTGTCCAGCCATCATCAGACCCGTTTCCGGCGGCGGCGACAACCTTGTCGGGAGCGCACGCAAACCACACAGTCGGGGTCTTCTTATACCCAGCGAGAACCACACGAGCGCCCCACCGGCAGATGAGCGTTGCGCGGTTTCCCGCCGGAGATGACAAAGGATCGGTGTGATACGGCCCTTTGTGGTTTCCGGTTGTCGCACCCCAAACCGAAACGCCTGTCGTGGTGTCGGTCAGAAGAACCTTGACATAATGCGTGCCATCGACGAAGTAGAAGTACTCGTTGAACTGCACGCCCTCGACAAGTCCTGTCGCGTTCAACGGCGCAGTTGTTTGACCGGGAAATTCCGTGGCGGTCGCCGTCAGATTGCTCCGTGGGTCTGCGTAGTAGACCTTTCCGGCGCGGACGAAGATGATCTTCTCGACGAGCGCGCCAGCGATGAACGCGCGAAAAGTCCCCATGAACTGCACGCTGCCGAGGTTGTACAACTGCGTGCCGTTGCGCGTGCTGATGCGCGTGCGCCCGTTCCAAATGTCCGAAGGCATCATGTTGACGCAGGACGGTGTCATGCCCGGAGGGATCGCAGAGAACTGCGATTGCTCCGTGAAGCCCTTGAACGGAAGTTGGACGGGCATGTGGGTCATGGGAACTTACGCAACGCAAAGATGATGACACCGTCGATGTCTGTTCCCGACCCAAGAGTCCATGCTGAAGACGCGGACGAATATGAAATGGCCGTTGTGTTTTTCCAGAGGTTGTTTCCGCCTGTTCTGTCAATCTGCAATGCAAACCCATACCAATTTCCAAATGGGTTCCCTCCAACCTTGGCGGTAGCAACCTGATTCGACGCTGTATCGAAGTTTGTAACCTCCCATGTGATGTTGCCGTCGAGAGACGTGATGTTCTGCGTCCCCGGGCCAACAAACTGAACGATTGCAATACTGATTGCGCTCATGCGAGCAAGATCATCCATTCGCATGACGTGTGAGTGCAACGCCGCCGCAAGCAATGGGCCGTTTGTCACCGACAGTAGGTCAACTACCGTAGCGTCGCCCGTCACCGTAGCGTCGCCCGTCACCGTAGCGTTGCCATCGACCGTGGCGTTCCTCTGCACCTCGATGTCGCGCACCTTTGCATCGACACCTTCGGCGTTGTCAACTCCCCACAGGTTCTGCGGTGTCCACGGTCTCCAAGGCGGTGTCTGCGTCGAGTCGTAGATTCGCGCGTACGACTTTTGCGGCTGCGTGCCGTCACCGTCAGTCCACAGATGTTGGACAACGACCGATCCGAATGGAAGCACCATCAGGTTGATGCCACCGTCAGCGGCCTTGATGTCGATCGGAGCAGCAGGAAGCACGCCGCCCGTAATCGACGCGATGCCGGCGTACCGGTACAAACCCATCACACGCATCGACGGATCGTCGATATCGACATTCGGAGATGCAAAGTACGGCAGCGTTCCGCCAAGCCACGGGAGCGCCGGCCAGTTGCTCGACCCATCGCCGATCTTGATCTGCTTCAGCGTGGTGTCGAGTCCGAACTCGCCTGCGGCAAGAGTTGGCGGCGTTCCGGCCGCCCAGTTGGTGGACGTGTCGCGGCGGACTTGAATCTTCGCGGTCATCAGTCACTCCTCTACGAAACTCGGCGGAACCGCGTACCACCCCTCAGGAATGGAGACGCGGTTTGTTCCCAACACCCACTCTCCGCCCTCACGGGCGTAGATTCTCCCCTTCGTTTCCGGGCCGATCCTGATCGGACTTGACTCCGGAACGAGGATCGTCCGCGCGGCGCATCCAATCGCGGATGCTCCTGCCAGCGCGGCCAAGAGCATCGCGATCAGAAGTCGCATCCGTGCTGATGTGTGGACGCTCCAACAAGCATTGCATCCACTTGAGTAGTGCGCCAAGGATTCCCGCGATGAAGTCGGACACGGCATCAGCCCTTTACTCCGGCATCTTCGCTGCTGACGTTGTTGTCACGGGCAAACAAACCAACAATTCCCGACATGATCGCAGCCAATGCAATCTCAAAGTTCGGAACTGTTGAAGGGTCGCCGTCAAACTGAGCCTGCACGACCGATGCGATTGCGATAACGATGGCGGCAACGCCGGCGGTTGTGGTCTTCCAAGACTTCTTCATCTGTTTCATCTGTTGATTCCTCTTAGGTTTGTCTCGATATCCGTCAGCCTGCGCTCGATCCCGTTGATCCGCTCTCCGCTGACGGCGTTCAATGTCCGCATCTCTCCCTTGACCTCGACGATCTGCGTCTCGATGCCCGTGGCGATCGATCCTAATTTCCAGCCCACGCCAAGTATGGCGCTCACGATCGTGATCAGCGACACGATGGCTGCGAGCATCATGTGCGGCGGTGCGGTTCGGGAACTCCTGTTGCTCTCGTCGGTCATTGCACAAAGCCTCTTCGGTAGCGGACGGGGTCGGCGACGAAGGCTCCAGCGCGCACCGGCGGAAGCCTCCCGTAGTCTCGCTGCGCAATGCCGTCCTTGGTGGCGGCCGCGTTCCAAACCGGCCCGTTGTCGATCTCGATCAGGCGCGCGGCGAGACCCTCGTCTTCGTAGGCAACGGCGAACGCGCGGCAGTATGCGATCAAGAGAGACTCGACGAACGGAGGCACGGGGATGATGTAGGTGTCGGGGGTAACCGCGTCCGTCTCACCCGAGACGGCCGTCCACCCCGCCCGGTAGCGGATGATGATGGCATCGGTCGTGGTGGCCTGCGGGGTCGGATACAGGTCGAGTCGCGGCGCGGGGAACGCCGTGCCGGGGACGATCGGCGTTGCCGGTGTCACGCCGTCCTGCGCCCACGGCCGCGTCAGCGCGGCGTAGTACACGCTGTCGAGCAACGCCGGAGCCATGCTGTTGCGGAAGAGTTCGATCTGCTCGGGTGTCGTGAGTTCGACGCGCCAACCGAGTCCGGCCTTGCTGACGAGCGAGATGATGTCCTCGGCATCGCCCGGGAGCGCCGCCCAGTTCTGATTTGCGACGAGCGACAGCGGACGGCCGGTGCGCTCGCGGAACCGCCACGCCTTCGTGAACAGGTAGTTGCCGGCCTGATTGACTATCTCGGCGATCCGCTGGTTGTGCGTGACACCGCTGACGATCGACGGTTGGCCGCCGAGCGCGAGGAGAATGTGCTGCTTGAGGCCGCCGTAGGTAAGCATGGAAGCGGCTGGCCGTGGTTTCCCACGGCCAGCCGGTAGTTGGTGTCAGGTCACGCGCCGCCAGTTGCGAACTGGTAGCCGTTGATCAGCACGGTCATCAGCGATGCAGTCACGGGCGCACCCGTGGTGACCGTGGTGAAGCCGATCGCCATCGGTGCGCCCTGCGCCGCCACAGCGGCCACACCGAGCGTCGAAACGAGAACGCCAGCACCGTTCGTAAGAACGGTGACTCCGGCGGTGATCGGAGATGTCGAGAGAGTCGTGACCTTTGCTTGGCAAAGGCCGGCAACGCAAATCTTGACGCGATTGCCTGCGGTGGCGGCTTCAAGAACCACGCCGAAGATGCCACCCTTTCCGGTCTGCGTGGTCGAAGCACTTCCAGCCGCGCCGGCGACCGACAGAACCACGACATTGAAGGGGTTCTTCTTGTCATCGAGGTCGTTGATCTTCGTGAGGTCGGTGTAGGTGGTGTTCGACCCCGAAAGGTCGAACATGACGAGATCGCCAACGGCAAGGTTCACCGCTGCGATCGGGGCCACGCAAACCTGATGCGGCGTGAGGCCGCCGAGGTTTCCTGCGGGAGTGATGAGTCCGGGAATCATGTGTGTGTCCCTCCTTGGGGATCAGTTGTTTGTGGATCAGGTCTTCGCGAAGATGGGCGCGACGATGCCGTGGCGCTGACGGCTGTTGCAGAAGAGGTTGCTCCAGCAGTCAACCGGCTGCACATAGGTGAACGGCTGGTTGGGGTGACGCATGACCTCGTGCTGCTTGAAGTAGCGCCGGCTGTGGAAAATCGGCGTGAGGTAGTTGCCGTTCACGAAGAAGAAGCGCGGAGCCTTCACGATCGTGTTGGCTCCGGATTCCGAACCGAACCGGTTGAACGCTCCGGCTGTCGCGGTCACGCCGTTGTATCCACCGATGTTCTGAGTCACCGCGCCGCTATGGGCGGGGAAAATTTCTGCCGTGTCAAGGTCGGAGCAGTAAGTCACATCGATGCCGGCATATGCCGGGCTGCTGTACGAAGCGTCCTGATAGGACACGAGCGTGTCGTTGCTCAGGCGCAGCGCGTTGCGGTAAATCTGAACGCCCTGCCGGCTGGTGAGGATCATCTGCCGGTTGAGGTTGTCGTTCTCAAAGTACTGCTGGCGGGTGCTTGGAGCCTCATACTTGAGACGCATGAACATCAAGTCCATCGCGTTGAACAGGTTTGAGATGCTGACACCAACGCGGTCTGCTGCGCTTTGGTTGTAGACCGTCAAATCGTCTAACGTCACGACACGGTCGTTTCCCCAGTTCGTGCCGAGTGGAGTCAACCGGTCATCCGAAGCGTCGTACAGTTCCAGCAAATTCGTCCAGCGGTTCTCCGTGAACGGAGAGATGCGCATGACGGTGTGCGAGGCGTTGCTCGATGCGGTGTACGGAGCCTGACCACGAAGGCCAAGAGCGCCGCCGAGGAATTGGCCGACTTCGGTGAGGAAGAACGGAAGCGAGTACGGCAACTTGCCGTTGTCGCTCTCCATCTGCGCGATGGACGGAGCAGCCCACAGGTCTTCTTCGAACCCGTTGAGCATGCTCGTCCACATGCGCTGCTCCTTGATGCGCTTCAGCCGCTTGTAGGCGACCTTGGTGCTAGAAGAGGTCTCGCCGGTGTTGAGTTCGACCTCGGTGTCCGTCCACGACATGTGGTCGATGTGGAAGCGCCACGGCGCGCGCACATAGTCGGTCACCTGCGGGTTGCGCCAAACGAAGGTGTCGTTCGGCTGGTAGTGGTCGTAGGTGCGCGAGTCATCGAACATGATGACATCGCGGATTTCCGTGCCGCCTTGAATCGTCTGCTCCTTGCTCTTGCCCTTGAGCAGACGGCTGAAGGCGTAGGTGTTCTTGACAGCCTCGTTGATGACTTGATCGGCGCTCGTCAGGTATGACGGCCCGGTTGTGGTCATAAAGTCGTTGAAGGTGGAAATTGCAGGCATGTTGCCCTCGTTTGGTTATCGGGAAAGGACTCTGCGGACATCGTCGCGCGTTCCGCCGCCAAGCAAGATGTCGAGCGCGCGATCGTCCTGATCGACCTCGCGAACCGTGCGCGCCGGCGGCTTGCCGACAGTCGGTTTCGCTAGGTTCCTCGGGTCGGCGCGCCTTGGCTCGCCTGCCTTCATGCGGAACGCTTCTTGGACGATATCCGAGATGGATTCAAACTGACCGGGATTCTCGCGCCCGATCGTCGCTGCCATATTTGTGATCTCGTCGAGAGACGGCGCTTTGCTGCCGTACATCGACGCGAGACGGTCGTATGCGCTCCGCGTCTCGTACTTGATCTCCATCGCACGAGCGCGCTCTTGAAACGAGTTCTCAAGGCGCTCGGCGAGGTTGCGGAGAGGCTTTGCGGCCTCGTCCCCGAAGATTTCCCCGAACTCGGAAAGCGGATCGGCATCGGCCTCACCGTCACCCGACTGCGTGGATGCCTTCGGATTCTCAGTCTTCGCAGCATCGGGCTTCTTGTCGTTGCCCTTTGCCGCTCCGAACGAGTCCACATCGGCCTGCCTCTTCGCGGCCTTCAAGCCCCACTCCTTCACCTTGGAAGGGTCGGACTTGAGGGACGCGATGATGTCGGCCGGAACGCCGTCCCGCTGCAATGCCTTCAGCGCCCGATCGAAGTCGGGGTCGTTCGCTGGAGCAGACGGTTCGGACGTGCGATTGACCTGCTGCGGCGCAGGCTCGTCGATGCCGAGGAGACGATCGAGGACAGCGTCCTCGCTTTCGGAGTTGTCCGCCTCAACGGCGGCTTCCGCAGCGAGTTGCTGCACAGGATTGACGATCTCATCGTCAGGCTTGGCTGGTACTTCGGGTTCTGACATCTCAGTCCTTTTCGAAACCGTGCCGCGCCATGACATCGCGTTCATGGCGCTTCGACATAATGATGGGCTTGCCCTGACGATTGGTCTTGCATCCATGAAGTCCGCGCGGAAGTGCCGTGCTGACATAGGGATACTGGTGACGGTTCGTTCCCGGATCGACCTGCAACGTGCTGGCAATTCGGGTAAGGGTTACCCCATCGTGGGTGATAATACTGCCAATCGACGGCGCTTCACTCATGCGCATGGCGATTTCGACAACATTTCCGTTGGGGTCGAGGAACTCGTAGAGCATTTCACATCGCCCTGTTCGCGGCGGCTTGGAGGCCGGCTAGGCTGCTTGCGGGTATCGGACTCGGCTCGCCCATTGCGTTGGTCGGTGGGCCGCTGGCCGGCCCCGGCATGCCGCCGACTGCCGCCGCCTGCGATGCCTGCGCCATCTGCTGCATGGCGTTCTGATCGATCATGTCGGGCAAGTGGGGCATGTTGAGCGCGTCACCGACCACCGACAGGATTTCGCGCCACTTGATGAACGGCATCGTCATCATGCCCTGCGCCACGCTGGTGGTGATCTGAAGCAGTTCCATCGCGCGCTTCTGCACGAGCGCCTCGGACACGCGCTCCATGCTGTACGCATCGACCGCGACCTCAAGGTCTTCCCAGCCCGGCATCTGAACGCCGCCGGTGAACTTGGGGTTTGCCTCCAGCAGCGCCTCCGCGCCCTCGCGCCCGAGCGGGAACGCCACCCGGTCATCGTGCCACATGAACCACAACACCGATCGGGCGATGTCATCCACCGCCTCTTGGAACTGGCGCTTGAGGTGGGCCATGCGCATCGTCGCGCTCGACTCGGCCACGGCGACCTCGGTCGCGGTCGCGCTGCCTTGGATGTTGCCGCGCATCGCGTCATGGATGCCCGACACCCGGTCGAGCCTGTCCTGCGCGATCTGCGAATACTGCACCTGCTGCTGCGTGATGCCGCCGACCTCAAGGTTGACTACCTTCTCCTTGTCGAGGTTCTCAGAGACGATCACGAAGTCGTGCGGCTTGTCCTTCAAGTCCTGCGCCAACTTGCTGTTCCGCGAATCAACCATGATCAGCCGCTTGTACGCCGCCGCGCTTGCGCGCAGGCTGATCAGGTGCGCGTTGAGGTCTTGGCTCTGCGATTGGATCGCGATCATCGGCGACAGCGGGTACGGATCGTCGGGGACGGTGTACGCGCCGAAGACGGTGTACGGGCCGTTTCTCGGCCCGAAGTACGGTCGCGGCGCGCGGATGAACCCGTCCCACTTGGACTGACCGTTCCGGCCCTTGACGATCGTGAAGATCGTTCCGTTGATCAGTCCCGGCCCGGCCAGTTCGTCGGCAATCTCGGCCTCCGCGATGTCGGCCTCCGGAACCCAAATCTCGTAGACCGCGAACTCCTTGCGATCCTCAAGATCGCGGCCGTTATCATCGCGAACCTTGTCAATGTCGGTTCCCGAAGGGATCGCAAAGATCGCGTCGATGTCCCAACTCTCGTCGGTCTTCGCCATCGCAAGAAGGTCGTTCTTGTCCATCGCGTAGCAATGGCCCATGAACCTCGCGTCCTCGACGCTCGTCGCGGCGGGGTCGATGAAGAACCGATCGGGCGAGATGCGGTAGACGCGCGGAAGGTAAGGCTCTTTGCCGTCAACCTGCCGCGCCTCCGGCCTCGGCTCGCTCACCGTCAGCGCCACGCCGTAGGTGAAGATCATGTCCACCGCGACACGCTCCAGCGTGCGGCGCAACTTGACGATGCGCGCCCACCGGTTCACGGCGATCTGAAGCCGTTTCCCAAGCATCAGGTCGAGCATCGGCTCGCCCAACTTCACCCGAAACTTAGGCGTGTCGTGGATGATGCGCGGCAGCACCAGCGACACATACTCGTGGCCGAAGTTCTCGGGATCGTCGGTGTCGGGATCGTTGCGATCGTCGCGATATCCCGGGCCGTGGTACTTTTCGACCATCGTCCGCAGCGATGACAGGTGAGCGTCACGGAACTTTTCCGCGCTCTCGATCTCTCGCCGCATCGCCATGAACGACATATCGAGCATCAGCAGCCCTTGCCCTTCATCTTGGTCTTCTTACCCCCGCTCTTTGCTCCGCCTTTGCCGCCGCCCTTGCCACCATTCATGCCGCCGCCCTTACCGTGGCGGGTGCTTGCGTTTCCCGACTTCTTGCTTGTTCCGTACATCACATGCTCCTGCGCGTTTCGCGCTTGTTGGGGTTACCTGTCAACAGTATCAGCGCCGCCATCGCGCTAGCCCTCTCTCAAAGTGTTTGGAAACATGATCGGCTGCTTGAACTCTATCGAGTCTACCACTACCGCGCCGATCTGATGCGCGGGTTCACTCGGAACCTCAAACGCCCACGATCCGTTCGTGGTCTCTCGCGGCAACGCCCACCGCATCATCTTTGCCCTTTCGTGAGCGTCGTTCGACAACGGACATCCGATCAACGCAGACACCTCCGCCTCCGCCTGCAATGCGAGAGCCTCGGTTGGGAAGATGTACCACGACTGCGTCATCTACAACCTCGGAGCAAAGTTCTTGAAAGGATGAGCCGATGGAAGACCGCTTTGCACTCCCCACTTCCACGCAAGGTATCCCTCGATCCTTTCCCACACCGATTGAGTAACAGCGTTCGCGTTCCTCACCACAATGAACTCACCAAATGTAGTTGCTGAATGAAGAGCCGGCGATCCGTTGTCTCCGTCAGCGCCAAGGCACAGACCGTTGAGTTCTGCTACTGCTGTTAATCCAACCTGCGAATCCACAGTAGACCCGTATGACCTGCGTAAACAGAACAACGCTCCATTGAATACGGTTCCGTTGAGCCACAACCCGCTTGGATTTTTTGTCAAGCCAGCGGAACTGTAGACGGTGTAGTCTGCGCCAAATGTTTCTATTGAACCACCAAGCCCGCCTACGCCGCCAATGATCCCTACAGGATTTGATCCACCACCGTAAACCCAGTAGTCAAACGTGTAGGTTGCGTTTGTGCCGCCGTTGCTTCGCGTATACCCGCTCCACGGCCTTATACTGGTTGTCGGGAATCCCAAATACGGAGGAGGCTTGCAGATGTAGAACACGGCGAACGGCTGGGGTTCGCCGTTTGGGCTTTGCGGCCAGTTTGAATAGTCATTCGGATTTGACCGCAGCGTGTCGTTCGATCCGTCGAACACAACCCCCGGCTTTCCGTTCATCGCAGTCGCGTTGTACTGGGGTTGATTTGCACCAACAGTCTGCTCAAGGTCGTTGCCAAGACCGCTTTTGTCCGTCCAGTATGAAACAGCCGGAAGTCCACCAAGCGGAGGAAGAATCGTCGGCGTGTCCGTCGCGTCGTACCACGCAAGAAGATCAGATTCGATTCTTTTTGGAGTCCACAGTTGAACCCGGAGCGCAACGCTCGCGTTTGCCTTTCTGAAATTGAACCGACTTCGCGGCATGTTACTTCCTCGATCGGTTTGAAGATCGGCTCGTCACGCGCAGGTTTGACTTCCGGTTGTCGCGCGGGTCGCCGTTCTTGTGGTCGATGTCCTTGCCGTCGCCCTTGCGAACGCGGCCCGAACGCTCGGCCTCACGTCGCGCGCGGTTGCGGGATGCCCTGTCCTTCTTCGCGGAAGTCGAGGACTGATGCTTGAGGTACTCGTCTCGGTAGTTGCGCGGCATGGCCTGCTCAGATGTAGGAGATCGCGATTTTGTGTTCACCAGCCGTCACGGCTCCCGTGTCGTTGTCGGCAGCGCCCGTGGTCATCGCGATCGCGATTCCCGTTGCGAACCGTAGTCCGACATTGAAGTCCTGCGCCACGGTTCCGTTCGCGGGGATCGGTATGACCAGCACGGGGACATCGGTCGCGAGTACGGGCGCAGTCGCCTTGTTGTACAACTTGAGGTATCGAAGCGCCCCGTTGGTGTTGTTCACGCTGAACCCGTAGAGCGTTCCGGCTGAACCCTTGGCCGCGACTAGGTTGTTGTCGCCCGTACTGTTGCGGAACAGGACGGAGGGCGTGACCGGCGTTCCTTCGTTCGCCGTGACCGTTCCCGTCACGGTGGTAGTCGGGGCCGAGACAACCACGACATTCATCGCGTTGCCAGCGACCGAGTTGCCGCGCCCCGCCGTGATCTCGGCTGTCAGTTCGGCGTAGTCCTGCACCGAGAGGTACTGGATCGTCGCGTTCGTCGGTGACGCGGGTGCGCTGCTGTTCGTCCAGCGGAGCCGAACCTTGTACACCGCGTTCGGGTCGGGAATCTGCTGGTGGCGGCGGTACGAGTTCGCGCGTCCCGTGGCCGCGTCGAGCGTGCCGCCGTGGAACCACGCCTCGTCGGCGAACGCCTCCAGTTCGTACACGCCCGATCCTGCGGTGGTTGGGATCGCGGACTGCGCCGACCGCAGGCGCGCAAGACCCCCGTTCTGCACCTCGTAGATTCCCTGCGTTGCGTTGCTGGTTCCCTCAAACGCCCACGCGAGGGTGTGCTGTCCGTTGGGAGCAAGCGTGACGGGATCGACGCTGATCGCCTCGACGAAAAAGGTTCCGCCCGCAATCCGCTGGCTCAGGGTCAAGCCGATGCTCACGCGGAACGGGATTGTGAATGTCTCCACGCTCGTGACCATCGTGGTCGATCCGTTCGTCGTTCCGTTCGCCATCACCAGCGCGCCGCTTGAGTTCGACGCGGAGCCGCCCGTGCCGACATCCGTCACCCACTTCGTCGCGTCAGGAGACCCGTTGACCGTGAACGAGTCGCGCCACTTCTTCTGCACGCTCTTCATCTTGATCATGTCATCCTGCGAGTCGTACCCCGGGTTCAACACCATGTTCACGGTGTTCCCGTTCGCGTCCTTCACAGGGATAAGTGTCGGCATGTCGGTTCTCTCAGAATGGGTCTTGGATGAACATCAGGTACATCGAGTTCGACACGGCGGAGAAGTCCAGCATCAACTGCCCTTCCACGTCCCTGATCCGAAGCGCAACGCTTGCGTTCGCCTTTCTAAAGTTGAATCGCCCTTTTGCCATCAGCGGAACACCTCGTGATGCTTTAGGATCACTCCAAGCGCCTCGCTCGGCAACGCCGCCTCGCGAACCTCCGCGCTCACGCCCTCTTCGCAAAGCATCAGCGCGCCCGCAAGCGCGATGACCCGGTCGCCGTGCGACTCGCGCGCGCCGCTCGCCATGTCGCGCACGCTCGCCGCCTCGATCGACCCGTCATCAAGGATCACATAATCCAACATCTCGCGCAAGGTGTCCTCGCCCGGAATCCGCACATTGCCCTGACTGATCGCGCGGGACAACGCCCCCAGCAGCGTCCGCTTCGCGCGCCGGCTGCTGTTCCACCCGATCCTCACCGTCAGACGCTCCGTGGTCGTTCCCACCATCCGCTGACGGTACACCGACGAGTACCCGATCCGCTGGAAGTCGTGGTGCAGCGCCGCGCCCGGGCCGTTTACCTCCCACCCCACCAGCGGAAGCCGCCGCCCACGGTACACCGTCATCGCCACCTCCACCATCTCCTGCGCCAAGTCGTGCGGAGGACAGTTCGGGTCGGCAAACTCGGCCACCACCTCCCGGTTGTCCGCGTCCATCACGCACACCGCCGCGTTCGCGCTCCCCGTTCCGTAGGACGGGTCGGCGAACATCACATACTCCCGCTCCGTCTCCCCGTGCCGCCACACCCGCCACCGACCGTTCGGGTCCGCCACGAACCGGCCGCGCAGCAACTCGCAACGCTCGCCCGGCATCGCGTTCTCGTTCATGTGCGCCGTCACCACCCCCGGCGTGAAGAAGTTCGAACCGCTGCCCACCTCGGTCGCAAACACATTCTGCGCCATGTCCACCGTGTCGCGCCGCTTCAACTGCTCCCCAAGCCACGGTGTCCACACGAACTCAGACCCCGCTACCCCCGTCACCCGCCCGTCCACATCCACCCGGGTCTCCGCGTTCGCCCCCTTCAGCGGATGCTCCGTGTACAGCAACTCCACCAGCCTCGGATCGCCCTGCGTCCGCGCCATCCGCACCAGCGTCGAGTACTGCGTCCCGCTCCCCAAGGGGGTACTCACCGCGATCCGGCACGCGCTCGCGTCCGCCGCCGACCGCCACGCCGCCTCCGCCTCCCCCATCGACGCAAACTCGTCGAACAGGATCAGCGTGCGCCGGCCGCCTCGGCCCACATGCGCCGTCGATGCCTGTCCCGCAATCGTCGCGCCCGAGACCGGGTTCCGAAGCATCATGTGCTGCCGCGTGTCGCTGCCGCGCCGCAGCAACTCGTCCGCCGCGCCCGGCAACAGCCACGGAGGCTGGCTCTGCAATAGGTAGTCCACCTTCCACATCAGCGAGTCCGGGTCGCCCGGGCGATCCACGCCGTCCTCCACGCGGCTCACCAGCAGGCTCTGCCACCCCTTGAACAGCCACCCCCACGAGGCCACCGCCGCCAGCAGCCACGATGCACCCATGTCGCGGCTCTTCCGAACCACCACATCCCGGCCGTCCGACACCGCCGCGTTCACCTCCTGCACCGCGCGCTCCTGACACGGCCACAGCACGAACGGACGGTTCGGCTTCACGCTCGGAACCTCGCGCCCCGACACCGGATTCACCTCCTTCGGGGCGTATGTCCACCCCGTCAGACGGAGCCACAGGCAGATGTCCTCCGCAAACGCGGCACGAAAGTCCGCCTGCGTCGATGGGCTGTCCACCGTTGCGTCCAAGAACTTCTTCCGAAGTCGTGCAATTTCAGACATGGATGTCCGGATTTAGGGGTCAGTACTGTGTCAACGGAGGGGGGTATTAGATACTAGGTTCTGACGCGCGCGCTCGCCGGGGGGTGCGCCCGGGTGCGTGCGCGCGCCTGCCCGGGTGTGCCTGCGCGCGCCCCCGCGAATAGCCGCGCGTGTGCGCCCGACATCGCGCGAGCCTGCGTGCGTTGCCATGTCCTGCGCGCGCGTGCGTTGCCTTCCCCGCGCCGTCACGACTGCCACTCCGCCAGCAGCAGGCGCGCTCGACCGCCCTCGCCTGCATCGGCCGTCAGCGTCGTGCGCTGATCGACCTGCACGCTCGCTCTGTCGCGGTAGACCTCGGGGCGCAGACCCTTCAAGCGGAACTGCAACAGCGTGACCTGCGCGGGCGTGGCATCAACCTCGCCTGTCGCGATGGCATCCACGATGCCCTCCAACCGCGTGGCCGTCT